TGGCGATAATGCTGCCGTCTCGGCCAAGCCACAGCCAACACTGTGCGAAGTGCCGCGCGGTAGTCGTCGCTGCCGATGGGCGTTCCCGCCAAAAGGGTCCAATCCTCATGCGAGTGTCGTTGAGGCGGGCCGGTAACAGCCCGCCTCACCTCGTCTGATCCGGTTACGTCTTGGGCTGCGCGGTCGGCGGCAGGGTGTTGTCCGGCCGCTCCCCGCTGCCCGGCAGCGTGTTGTCCGGCCGCGGCGGGCGACCCTGGCCCGGCGGGCGAGGCAGACCCTGCGAGGGATGCTCACCGCTCGGCGGCACCGGCTGGTGGCTCGGATAGACTGGCTGCGCAATCGGATGTTCCGGCTGCAACCCCGTATCAATGACCGTCCAACGCCAGCCCACGCCCGGTATCCAAACGAGAACCAATACCTCACCCCCGTCGAGAACGGGCGGCAGCGGCGGCCAGACCGCGCCAGGAGGCAATGGCAGGCTGTTATCCGGCGCACCGGGGTCCGGGATATAGATCGGGTGAGAAGGGCTGATCGGCAGCGGGACGCTGTAGTCGGGGTCGGTGGGACGCGGCGGCTGCGGCCACACGGTGGGTGGCATCGGGAGGCCGTAATCTGGGTCCACCGGGTAGGTCGGCGGCACCGGGCCCTGGCTCGGATGCCCCGGCGAGGATGGCGGCACGATCGGATGGCTCGCCACCGGCGGCAACGGAAACCCATACCCCGGGTCAACAGGGCCTTCCGGCGCCACCGGCCCCTGGCTCGGATATTCGCCGCCCGGCACGCCGTAGCCCGGGTCCACCGGCCCGCCCTGGCCGGTGTGCCGGACATGGATCGGGCTAGCACTCACTGCAACGTAAGGCATTCGGTGTATCTCCCCTTATTTAAAAGAAAAGGCGGCCAAATCGGCCGCCCTGGTCGTCGGAATATGGCTGCTGTCAGCCCGGTTCGCAGATCAGGATCAACTGGGCTGCGTTGGTCTCGTCCTCGTGCAGCTCAAATGTCATCTCCAGCGGCTGACGAGGCTGCAACGGTTGCCCCGTGCCCATGTTAGAGCGCAACAGGACGGGGATCGGCAGAGCGTTGGTGTAGGTAAGCTTGACAATCACGGCACCGCCTCCAGTAACTGTTTCACAACACTGCACGGCTCCAGCACGGCGAGCAACTTTCCATTAGCAAGCCACATCACGCAAAGCGCCTTGCCGACAACTAACTTATTTTGTTTCCCAACCGCCTCCGCCGTCGCGTGCAAACTAATAACCTGAGGCGGGTTGACGAGAACCTCGCCGCCATCAACCCGGTGCAGGACTATCAGTTGCAGGGCTGCCGCCAGAACCCGGCCCACTTACTTTCGCTGCTCCATGCACCGGTCCAGCATTTTGCCGACGATCTCGGTGCGCTTTTCCATCTGGTTGGACAGGAACCACAATGTCCCGCCGAGAAAGGCCGCATTTAGAACGCACAGCATCAAAAACGCCGGTGGCAACGCGCTGATCAAGCCGCGGCCGATATCGTTAAGAACACCGCGCGGCTGCTCGCTCACACGAGACCCAACTGGCGGTATTTCAGCTTCTGTGGCCGGCCCTGCGGGGTCTCGTACGCCACCGCTAAGAGCCCAAATGCGTCCGCGCTATGCGACGAATTGGAGACGAGATATGCTAAACCGTCATTGCCTCGCACGAAGTAGCATTCGTCTACATCAACTGTTAAATTGTAGGCGGGCTCGGCGCTCTCGCTCAATTCGGGCCGCATCGGCCCGCTTGCACTCGGGACTGCATTTAACGCCAAAGTTTTGGTAGCAACCAAATTCCTTACCGCACACTCGGCAAACGCAGATATATCGCGGTTCTGATTTGTGGCTGCTGCGATGGACAAATCGGGGAAGAGCCTCAAGGTTGTCAGGGTGGTTGTTAAACGGGTCATCATCGATATGATGGACCTCACACCCCTTCGGTATCCAACCATACACAGCCTTATAAACCACCCGGTGTAAGAGCACGGAACGGCGTCCCGGTCCTCTCGGTTGATTTCTGGGGTTGCCGACGTAATAACGGTCTTGAAGCCTGAAGACCACACCACAGACAAGCACGCGAGGATGTTCAGGCCCCAATCGCCGCGGGTCCAGAACCTTTCCCGGAAGCGCAAATTGCTGGCCTCGACGAGGCCCCGGCTCGTAAAAAACCGGTGCTCCGGCGTGCAGCGTATCCCCTTTACCGTCACCCATTGGTCCGTCATTCGTACAATTCCGGACCGCAAAATACGGCGACTACCTACGGGTGTCAACACTTGATCATGCTCTGAAATATCTTCAACGTTCTGCCAGCCATTTGTGGTTAATACTTGTGTACCGGCAGCCAGACACCAATCATGATCCGGACCTAAACCGACATCTCGGATGTCTTCGCTTCTCTTCTCGTGGTACCAGCCCAAGGCGTCGCGACCGGCCTCGGTGGTCTCCGCATTAAACCAGATGCTCGGGAACAGCCTTCGGGCCGCCTCGATCCGCATCCGGGCCGCGCCGCGCCCCTGGTTCGGGATCACATCGACCGGGAAACCGGCTTGCCGGATGGCGCTCTCAAACGATACATCGTAGACCCGGTCGTGGCTGGCGCCATCATGGGGGAGGTATATATGAGCCTTTCCCCAGCCGCGGTCTCGTAGCCATTGAAGATGTACCGCCAGTGGCTCTCCGATAGCCTCGTAGTAGTCCAGGATCCGGACTTCCCGGCTGACGAACTGCGCGATCCAGCAGGAATAAGCATCGCTCTTAGCTCCAGTACCGCCGATATCGACAAACGCCTTGATCGGCAGGAGCGGGTCCCGGCTCACCTTACCAATCCGGCCCTCGCGCTGCGCCTCACTAAGAAGAGCAGCAAAATACGCGCCGACATGCGCCGTCGCATAATCGCCCTCCCAAATGTGCGGGTACTGCTCCGGCCGCTTTGCCTCGTCCTCTCGCCGGATCTGGTCTAAGGTGCTGGGGAACCACGGATTATCGCGCCAGTTTACCTCGACAATCTTGCTATTCTCGGGCGGGTTCTCGCGAAACCGCTGGTTCGTTGGACTAGCCCGCCGCTCCGGGTTCCACGTCACCCAGATCTCCGCATTCTCCTCGCGCACCGTCGGGATCGCCTTCTGCCAAGCCTGCTCACTGACCGGCTCCGCCTCGTCCACCCACAAAAGTCTAATTCTGGCGGTCGACTTAACGCTCTCAATGTTTCTTCGCAGGCCGACAAAGGTAAAATCTATCCGGCCATCCCGGGTCCGTATGTACTTTTCGCCGATCTCATAGTTTTCATTCAACCACGGCTCGGTCTCGATCGCCTGCTTGACTTCCGCCATGGAGGACTCGTCCAGGGAGTTCTGAAACTCCCGGCCGCAGACGATGACCCCGCTCTCCCTGGCTTGGGCGCACCGCAGACCATATACCGCCGCCATCTTGGCGAAGGATCTGGACTTGGCGCTGCCCCGGCCGCCGTAAGCGCCGCGGTAGAGGGCATCACCGCTGAACACCCCCACCAATTTCCGCGGCAGCGCAATCTGTCCCGCCGGCATCATTCCTTCCCGTCACCCAATTCAAAACTCAGCCAAACATCCCGCGGCCCGCCCATATCGAGCGGGCGCCCCTTCACCTTGGGCTGACGGATCGACCAAACCCACCAACTCCAGGGATGTTTGCTGTGCCCAAGCTCAATAGCGCGGACCCGCGTCCGGCTGAGACCCAGAACCCGGGCGATTTCTTCCAGGCTAAAACCGGCAAGGCGTTGTTCCGCCACCCAGCGGCGCCGCAGCCTCGCGCCATCGGCCTGTTCCTTTGCCGTCCGACCCCAGCGGCGGGGCGGCTGTGGCAGCGGCCCCGGTATTTTGGGCAATAGCGGCAACTTCGCCCAGCCCTCCGGCCGCGGCGGCTCCGGTTTACCCCTCAGCAACTCCGCCAGTTTAACCCGGCGGTCGCAGCGAAAATCGATCCTGCCCCAACTGGAGCGATACAATAATTCCGGGGCAAACACCGTCAGATACCGTCGACACTCCACACTCACCACCGCCGTGGTGACATGGCACTGCTCGGCAATGTGCTTTTGAAGTTGCCCCTGCCCCCAGGCCCAGGCCATCCAAACCGTCCGCGGGGTTAATTCGCTGCGAGCCAAGGCAACCGTCTGACCCAGCCACTCCTCGCGCTCGGCAGCCTCTTGCCGCCGCCGCTCTGCGGACTGTTCCGCAAAAAACTGCGCCTGCGCCGCCGCCCTGGCTTCGCGGGCCACCGCTTCGGCCTGCCGCGCCGCCATCTGCGCCGTCACCCGCTGCGCCTCGGCCACCGCCGAGCGGGTCGCCGCCGCGTCCCAGGCAAACACCGCTGCGCGGTAAGCCTCAGCCTCGGCCTTTGCCTGCTTTAAGGCTCGCCGCGCCCCCTCAACCCGATACAATGCATGCCACTCATCGGCATAATCCGCCGGGGTGTGCAATTGCCACGGCCCCCACGGCCGACACCGCTGCCGCCGGACAAAACCCCGAACCAGATAATCCTTGGTCCACATACGGTGCTAACCCAGGCACACACGGAGAAGAGCACATGCTCATCTACGCCAGGTACCGCCACCTCACCGCGCTCGTGGCCGACGATCCCAACCTCAATCCACAACGCGCCCACCGTCTCGTCAGCCGGCTTAACCAACGATACCCACTACCCGGCCTTAAATTCTGGAGACAATCAGACCCAAACCCATCAGACACCATAGCTTGGGAAGCCTTGCGGCAAACCATCGTCGATAAGCTGGCGGCGCCGCCGGAAGAGCCTCCCCCCAACCCAACGCTCTCCGAACGCCAAGCCGTGGCCTACCTCAATCTCCCGCTAGACCGTCTGCGACACGAAGCCAATGCCGGCAGGCTCGCTGCCACCGGCACCAAAGCAAAACGCCGGTTCGCCGTCGCAGAACTCAACCGTTGGCGCGACCGCTTCGCCCCCGCTAACGCATAGGTTGGGTGAAACTTTTTTCGCTAGCTAAAAAAATAAATCGCCCGGCCTAACACAAACGGGGGTGTGGTGCGGGGCCACCGCAGCCGCGATGGGAACCCAATTTCCTGACGGGTGCCCCCGGGGGTGGCCCGGGGGTGTGGGGGAGAGGTTGGGGCTATCCAACCAGCCTGACCCGCACGCCCTCGCGCGCGTATATAGACAGACAGCACCCGCACTCAGACGACACCTACCGCTACAAAGGCTGTAGGTCTTAGCGAAACTCCTCAGTGTTTCTACCACTTTGTCGATGACGCATTACGCCGGGCTACCGTTGGGCTTCCGAATACGCTGTTTTCGGGGCTTCGCCGGGGTCACGTCAACAATAGGCCGCGGATCAACCGGCACCAGCTCAATGCGAGTGACCAACGGCCGATCGGCATCGCCGACCAGCTCCGCCGTCACCTTGTCACCGAACTGCTTTGGCAGCATCTTAGAGAGCAGCCACTTGCGGTTTTCCGACATTAGCCGGGCGTGCTGAACCATGGCGTTGTCGGGCTTGCCGTCGAACAAGATCGGAGCGTCTCCGATCGCTATCACTTCGTCGGCTAATCTCTCGTAACCCATTGACTTCGCACGCGCGTACCTCGGCCCAAAGCCTGGCGCGTAATACCGACTGTCTTCACCTTCGGAAGCCCACCGCCGGACGGATTTCTCATCCGGCATATGCGGGTCGCGACAGATCAGGTTGAGCGGCTCGCCGGACGCCAGCCGATCTAAGATCTCGTCTGCCAGTTCCTCATCGTACACCTTGCCGCCGCGCCCGCCGCGGCGTCCGCCATGCCCTCTCGGCCTCGCCGCCTGCGCCAACCCGTCGGAAGCCATCAGCCATCCGCTACCGTAGCGGCCTCGGGCTGTTGGCCACGTTCCATTGCTGCGAGCAGCAAGCGCAACTCGGCGACAATCTGTTCGAGCCGCGGCAAGTCGCATCCGATGGCGCCGGCCATCTGCGAGGTCGCCCTGTAGTCGTCATCGGTTAGTGCATTCACCGCCGAGCGCAACCCATCGACGGCCTCATCGATGCGAAACATCGTGTCGGTGTCGGTGTGCCGCACACTGTCGCTATGCACCCACACGGCCGGCTCCTCTTCGTCCCGCACCGGCCGGCACCAGCAATTGACGCTGGCGACGTGCCCTTCCTGCCGCATGGCCTCCGGCGCGCTCTCGTGTCCGCCAGATGGGGTAGAGTCATTTTCGGCCACATACCCCGCCCGCACCCGTTTCACCCCACTGGCGGCCTCTACAGCGCCTCTATGGGCCATTCCCTCGGCTCGCGTAGCGTGACGCCCCTCGGACGGCATACCCTCGCTCGTCGACCCGCATGCGTCCCGGGGTCCCGTTGAGGTGGTGGATGATGCGCCATTCGCCATCGTGCATGATCCGCCGGAGTTGGTGCTTGCCGCGGCCCCGGCCGTTGCGTTCGAGTTCATCCAGCGCCTCCAGCTTACTCCACCCGAACGGTCGTGGCTGCGCTCGTGCCCAGCACACCAGCCGCTGCGTTCGCGTCAGCAGAAACAACCACCCGAGCACTTCCTCGCATCTCGAAATCTCCGCTGGTGTCGGTGGGATGCGTGGGGCACGGGCGTCTTGCCAACCGTATGCCATCCAGTCGTAGACCACATCCGGCCAGGCGACGCGGTAGTCCGGGGGGCGGCCGTTCTTGGGCATGGGCAGGCGTTGGAGGGTGTAGGCGGCTTCTCTGAGGCGCAGGCGGACGGAATCCTGGTCCCATGGCTGACGCTTTGGCCAGCCTGCTTCAAGCGGGTAGTGCGGAATGTTGCATGTGTCAAGGCTATTCGCCTGCCCTCGCGGCTCGCTCATCGCTTTGCCCAGCGGACGCGGCCTGGGGCACTGAGCGGCGAGCGTGGGGGACCGGAGCAGCCGGTGCAGCGGTTGCCGTGGGCGGCGGCGGAAATGCTGGGCGGGCCGTCGCGCACCCAGCACTGCTCGCCGTCGTTGCATTCGAGCGGGCGGTGCGGCTCGCGTCGATCGCGGTACTCGGCGAAGAGCGCGAGGGCGTCGGGTGGCCATTGGCGCTGTGTCATTCGGCGGCCTCGCGGTGTTGGCAACCTGGTCGCCGAAAGCCGGGGACATCGGTTGGCAGGGCGGACGCCCGAAACTCCTCTGCCTCGCCGTAGCGGACCGCGTTTCTGGCAGCGGTGTCGGCTTGGCAGCGCTGCGATTGCTCGGCGACTTTAGCTCGCAGTGCCGCTTCGGCGCGTGCGACGGCATCCTCGTCGAACCACTCGCCCTTGGTGTCACAGGGCGAGGTGTGGACATCACGGGGCACGCCGAGCATGACACGGCGCAGGGCGTAGACCTCGGCGTGCCACTGCCAGCGCTGGGGTTTGGACATCTCGGAATACTTTTGGCTCATTCGGCAGCCTCCGCGTGCCCGTTGAGACTGGCGGCCCGCCGTTTGTCCTCGGCATCGAACCTCCGGTGCAGTTCGGCGAGCGCGGCGGCTTTCTCCTCCGGGGTGATGAGGTCGTCCGAGTTGACCTGCGCGTCTTTGGTGGTTGAACGCAGGGGGGCGCCGCCGTCGCCCCGCGACGGCAGAGGCGGCGAACCCCTGGGTTCGGTAAGGAAGCTAGGATTTAGCTCTTTAGGGCTAAATCCTTCTTCCTTACCTTGGTGATAGTGATGGTTAGCTTTAGCGGACAAAAAACCGGCCGCTTTCGCTAACTTATTGGCGCGGCCACCTTTTGCCCCGTTAATCCTGGCACTTTCGATCCGGTTTTGCGCCAGTTTGATCTCGGTTTCGCACCGGTTTGACGTGAGTTTGCCGCCAGTTTCGAGGAACTTTGGCATGAGTTTCGGCAAGATGCGCCGCATGGTCTGCGGCCTAACCCCGCATAATCTCGCCAGTTCGGACGGGTCTGCCGGCAGCGCGCCGCCGTGACTGTAGATGCGGACCACAAGGCGCAGGTAGATCGCCTCTTCCTCTAGGCTCATTCCAAGCGTGCCGGCGATCCACTCGTCGGGGGAGAAATCAACCCTGCGTATTTTGGCGGGCATTCAATCCTCCCGGTGCGCCATTGCCGACACTGCAACCCGCAGCAACCCGACTGCAGCGGCAAACT